AGGACTACTTTCGGTATTCATCAATAGTTGGTGTTTGAAAAACTCACTAGTTATGGGAGGGCGTAATAACCATGCAGTGTGGAATCTGATATTACGCCAATCACTCTGCCTGTCTTTGAAATAAGTATCAATTCCCCCCGACCCGTCAATCAGTCTAGTAGTTAGTTCATCCAAACTAGCATCAGGAGCAGAAAACAATCTGAATGTCTCAACACCAAAGAGAGGGTGTCCGTTACTAGAATTACCATAAAGCCATGTATATCCACCAAATTTCAATGTATCATTAGCACTTGTAATTGATAGGTTATTCTTTTGAAATCCTTCTTTTGCGCTGACTCCTACTAATCCTCCGTATTCATTACTTTCTAGTATGAAATCACCATCAGCAGTTGCCTCACTACTAGCAGGAGTTCCTTGTAGGTGTGATAGTTTGTAATACATGTCTCCCATAGAATCATCTCCATCTAACTGCGAATCAGTTAGATTCACTATCGTTGGTCTGCGAATCATACAATAATCAAAATATGGTAAGGATGGAATTTCAGAAGAGTTCTTCAACGACTCAAAATCAACGGGATTGAAATGCCAATCAAAAGTTGCTTCTATGAGTCTGATAACTCCCCACCTATTTATGTCCTCAGTTGTCTTAGATGCTGATGTTATTGTTTGTGTTTCAAAATTAATATCCCTTTTTAGTGTCTCATGAGTTTGACCATCATATAGTGTATGAGTAGTGTTGTTCGTTTTACCAGTAGTTTCGCTTTCCAAAACTATTCCATAAGTCTCAAATGTTTTAGAGTGATTAAACAAACTATTATGTCGTTGTTTAGAAGATGGGTATATGTCTCCTATTGCTAATAACTCATATGGTAATGCTCTAGGGTCTATCTGTTCAAAGGCAGAATACAAAATATCTATTTCATATGGTTTGTTACTTGGCCCTTCATCCCAATAATCAGTATCTAATGGGTATGTGCTTGGTAATGGCGCAGAAGCATGATAATAGGTAGGTAATTGTGACCAACCTTTCAGGTTGTTACTTCCCAACTTAGGCTTACTAGTAGGAGTTGTTGAGATAGAAGTAGTGCTACCATTGCTTTTGATTGAATATCCTACTGCATATCCTTGTATGGCTTGCTTTATTCGCCCACTATTGTATATGCTATTGTGGGTTCTAACCAACCCTCCTGAATTAATCGGTTGTAAATCCCAATAACGTATAGTATCTGATGGCATGAAATTACCACCTGTCTCAGCAACTAACGTATCCTCTAATCGGTGAATGAATCCCCCTGTCGCTATATTGTTATTCACCAAATACAGACTAGTGTTTCCTCTAGTATCGCTGCTATTTGTTTCTACTCTACCCAATACCATTGGAAATATAGGCGCAACTTCCATTACAGGAGTAGTATAATCCTGCTCATTCACATTAAGGACATCAAACATCTCAGAGTTAACGGTCATAATATCGCTCTTTGTTACACTAACCCCGTTTTCATTTCCTACTGTGAATGCAAATATGGAATCGTTTGTTGATATTGATTTAGGTGATGATATATCGTAGCCAAGAGTATCACCGAAAATTTGAGCATCAATTGATGTAGAGGAACTATCATTGGAAGACAACTGTAATGGAGAATATGTGAAGGCGTTACTGGCATATGCTATATCTAATCCTGATTTGAAGGATAGTCCTTTCTCACTAATAGATGTAAAATCGGATATTCCTAAAGGGTGTAATATGTTACTTTGTAGAGACTTAGTGCCAGTAATGTAATTTATTTGATTAGACCCATATGGATTGTATGTGTTTATTGTGTTATTTTCAGTAGTGGTTAATGCTTGGTCTTTCAGTGTAATTGTCCAAACGTGTTCGCCACCACCCGAAGAATATGTCGAACTACTCACTTCCCCTATCAAATCCCCAGTGTTATTGAATAACAAACAGTATTTGTTGAAAGCATCTGATGGCACAGGGTTTTCTCCTGTTAACTCAACAGTAACTGTCTTAGAAGAGATATTCACTGGGTTACTATCAGAAGAATTGACATTACTTACTAAATCATAATTCAAAATTGGTGGGAGAGAAGTGCTTATCACATCTGAGTGGTGAGTTAGACTCTTGCTTATCGTGCCTCCTAACAATTTAGATGTATCATCCCTACCTGAGAACTTGAATGTAGTAAACCCATTACTTGTGCTAACATCAATGTCTTCTACACTACCACTGAATACTTCATCGGTTATTGAGTAGTCGCCATTGTAATAGTAGAATGGACTAATTGCTGTTTTTTGATAGAACTGAATATCAGATTCTTTGAACTTAGCAAACTTATTGTTTTTATCAGCATAGTCCACTTCTATCATATGACTATTGTATCTCAAAGGAGTTAGTGTAGCACCATACATTTTACTATCTTCTTTCTTTATTGCCACACCGCCCATAGTCACAGTTTGAAATACTCCTGCTGATGTGATTTTCACTTCTGAATCCGATTCAAAGTTGTAATTCAACACCCCTGAATATGGCATCAGATACATCGTTTTACCTAGTATTGTGGGAGCAGTTGCTGAACCTGTCCACGTATTAGCACTCAAGGTTTTGTAATCTTTGATTACAATGGACTGTTCAGTGTCTGAACCTTTTACGCCAACTGAACCAATAACAAGATAATAACCATCTACTTCAACAATATCATTAGCACTTAACATGTGTTTCAAATTCATTTTAGTAGTCATTTCTTTGAGAGTAAGAGTGCTTCCACTATTAGTGTATAATTTACCTACTATTGGTATCTTGTTGAACTTACCATTGTGAATAACATTCCTTAATTTCAAATTGTCTCCTTCTCGTATTTTCATATGCTGAAGACCACTATTATCTGACACGCTTATGCGAGCCAACTTAGTGAGTTTGTTCTTAGGGCTGTTCAGAGACTTATTTTGTATGGGTTCAACTTTGCTATTCTTGTATTCTGCTTTCTCAAAGGTGATGTATTTGCTTGGCCCAGTTAAATTACCATCAATCGTATTAGCAGTAGGAGTTAGTAAATCAGAAGTATGTCTCTTCATCCTAGTAAATGCAGTATCCCACTTAGTAGCATCAAAAGAAGAGTTGCTAGTGTTGTCATCTAGCGTTCTGTTTGCATCAACCAACACAGCGTTAATCTTACTTTTTCCTAGACTTGAAATTGTGTCTGAGAATTTTGCCCTAGTTCTGAAAACAACGTTTTGAATTGTTTTACCAATCTTAAGTTTCTTAGCAGTGCTACCCCCAATCGCAGTAACAGGTATTGTCATAGTAGCACCATGAACTGAAACAGATAGGTTATCCCCCGATTGATACCCTGAACCTTGTGCGGCAATAGCAACTGATTGTATTGAATACACACCAAGACCACTTTCATACGTTATGGCTATTGTGAATGTAGCACCACCACCATTACCACCTGTGGAAGCATACACAGATGAACCAGTGCCACCAGTTACTGTTCCATTTTGGTGTTGACTCGCATTAAATGTGGCTATGGAAGTAACTGCGGTGTTTGATGCTTGATGAACAGGTAGTGTAATTCTAGAATAGTCAATTTTGAATTGTCCTGCTGTTCCAGTTTTTTCCTTGATATTACCAATGTAATTATCATCTGCGTCAAACACTGATTGTCCTTCTACCAGTTTATGTCTATCATTAGTAGGAGTCAATTTGAATGTCTGAATAGTAGTATTCGCATATTGAGTATGAGCAGATTGAAAATCAATTGTTAGTTCATCACTATAATCCCACCATCTTTGAGAAGTAGCATTGTATTTCTCACAATAATCTAGTTGGTCATCTTCATCCAATCTATCATTGTAGAAGTAAAACGTTGGTCTTGTCGCTCTCTGCACAACATCATACTTGGAACTATCAACATCAGTATCTCCCCTTAGTCCATAACTAACCGCAACTACTGATGTATCTGTCTTTGCAGCCCCCTTGTATATCTCAAAGTTGGCTTGGCTTGGCACTGATGTCGGATACTTAGGTTCAAATTCCACCCCATCTCCAAATTCATCAAACGCTGTTATCTTTGTAATCTTAGCAAAGTGAGGGCGTATACTAGTAGTTCCTGCTGTGGTTAACTCAGGATTTATCAAAATGAAATAATCATAATTATCAATGTCTAATCTAATGGTATTATTTTCAACGGTATATCTGAACTTCTTATTGTTTGGTGCGTCATCCTCTTCTGAGTCAAACACCTTAATCTTGAAAGAATTAGTTTCATCACCGTTCTTACCATATGTGGTTAATGATGTTCCTGTTGGATATATCCTGTTGACTATTCCACTAGCGTCATCATTGGATATAGCACCACTATGAGAGGTGTTTCTTATCTCAATGAAGTTAGCAGAGTTAACCCAACTATCAGTTGTGGTTGAGTTTTCATATTGTAGTTGAGTTGTCTTGAACTGTGGATTAACAGAAACACTACTGAAAGCATCCCCATTAGAAAACTCATTAATCCTATCATCATAATCACTAGTAACATCAGTATCCTTCTTACCTGAATTAACAGGATAGAACATTCTACCAGTTCCACTGCTTGATGAACCCATCTACTCACCAAACCTGTAATAGAATAATATGTTACTATAACTGGGAGATAGTGTTTTTGTGGTTGAGA